TCAAGGAGGAGCTTGGGTTCAACCTGAAGTCAGTCACGATGGATGGATTCGAGTCCACTGACACACAGCAACAGTTGCGTAAGCGCCGTTTTACTGTGTTTAAGCTGTCGGTCGATAAGTCTAAGCTGCCATATGAGGACCTTAGAGAAGCGCTCTATGAAGATCGTATCGAGTTTCCCCCCTATGTGACATGCTTGAGGCTCGGAGATGTGTACGAGTTGAGTGTCCTGACCAAGGAACTCATGGAGCTAACCGACAATGGTAAGAAGATAGACCATCCACCGAACGGCAGTAAGGACCTTGCAGACGCTTGTGCTGGGGTAGTGCATACCCTAATGGGCGACAGGACATATCGTCGTGGGCTAGGATTGACCCCGACAAAGACCTCTCCCGATAAGGTACTAGCTACTCCACCGGCAATCCCGGCAGGTTTCGACATCAGTCAACTCCGTAACCCGCTTGGTTCAGGGGTTTCAGCCCCTGTCCCACCGAACTTCGGCGGAAGCGGACTTGGACTGGCGATCCCTGAGAGATTGCAGCCGAGGAAGGAAGCTCGTTGACACTGTATGGGCCGAGAGGTGACGTAATTAGCTCGCAGAACTTCAAGCGAGCACCGGCCCCGATCTTGGGGGAGAAGTTTGGTAACTGGGCTGGCCCAGTCAACTTCATCAACTTGCCAGGTGCAGGGATAATCCAGTTCAACCTGAACTCCCTGACACTCGCAGACTTTCGGTCGATGCGTGACCACTATCAGGTGAATGCCTCCCTGTCTGTGCTGTCGTTCATGCTGCATCAGACTGATTATCACATCGAGTGTGAGAATACCAAGCAACGTGACTTCTACGAGGAAGTCTTGGCTGGAGTCTGGACTAGGTTGGTTCGAGCACTGTCGCAAGCTTTCTGGGCAGGGTATTCTCCCAACATTCTTCAGTGGGAGAACGACACGGAAGGTCGTCGGGTTATCCTGGCTAAGATCAAAGACCTTCATCCAGAGGAGTGTACGGTAAACTGGGAGGAGGTGGAAGGCTATCGTTCTGTTTCGGGACCCGGAAGAATCAAGCCGAAGATCAAGATCTACGACGGGATTAGACAGGTTGGATGGCCAGACGCTATTCCAGTTGACAATACTCTGTGGTATCCACTCCTCATGGAGAACGGTGACTACTACGGACGAAGGTTACTTCGTGCGGCTTTTCAGCCGTACTTCTTTTCGATCCTTGTGCACCTGTTCGCTAACAGGTACTACGAACGTTTCGGTGAGCCGACGCCTGTCGGACGCGCTCCCTTTGAGGAAGAAGTAGACCTCGAAGGAGAGAAGGTTCGTGGCAATGTCTATATGGGCCAGGTAATTCAGCAACTTCGCAACAGATCGGTAGTGGTACTGCCAAATGAGAAGACTCCGGTGGGAAGCGAAACACAGCCGGACTACGACTATCAGTTGGAGTACCTCGAAAGCCAGATGCGAGGTGCGGACTTCGAGCGCTACCTCACACGTCTGGACGAAGAGATCTCTTTGGGTCTTTTCACTCCTCTCCTGCTCATGCGGACAGCTGATGTTGGTTCGTACAACCTCGGCGTGGGCCACACACAGGTCTACCTCTGGATGCTGAACGCACTCACTGGTGACTGGAAGGAGTACATCGACAAGTATATCCTGGATCGGTTGCGTGGATACAACTTTGGGATGAATGCACCCAAGGCTGAGATCATATTCCGCAGGCTCGGCAAGGAGAACGCCGATCTGGTTCGTCTCATCGTACAGGAGATGATGAAGAAGGGGACAATCAAGACAGATGTCCGCCAGCTAGGCGAACTTGCTGGCCTGACGTTCGAGGAAGTTGAGGCCATCACTACCGACGATCCATCTGACGATGATCCAGATGACAGGAAGGATCGTGTTCGTGACGATAGAGGTGGACCTCGCGGAACTGATGAGCCACGGGCTACTTCACGAGAGATCTCAGCTCGTGTAGCCCTACAGGTATCAAAGGCCTTCAAGAGCAAGACATTCGGTACATCGTTTGCCCCATCTTTCGGATACAGGCGGCGATTCGCTGAAAGTCTGCGTGTCGAAGGCTACAGAGACCCGGAAAAGACAGCAGCTGACTTCTATTCGCGCCTCGAAAGATGGTGTGAAGATGTCACTGAATTGGGTATGAGCGAGTTCAGTGAACCTGAACAGTTCATGAGTCTCTTCGATCGGGTACTGGAGAACGAACTGGTGGAACTAGCGGATGGCAAGTAAGCCGCAGGAACTGAGATGTTTCTGCAGTCGTCACCCCCTTCTTGCTACTTATGGTGTAGACAGGAAGGGTCAGCTCTATGTGCACGTGCGAGTTTACAAGCAACGTCGCATATATGGTGAGGTGCTGGTCACGGGTGGGACTGTTAAGCTGATGTGTCGCGAGTGTTTACGTTGGCATACAGTTGTAATTCGCCAGCCGGGTAGGGCCGAATTGCAAGAACAAACAGTCCCCATAGAAGTTTCGAGCACCAATCATCGCACTCCGATCCTTGCGCCAACCGACCCCATAACGTAGGGTGTGCGTGTATGCCTTATAAGGTGGTGAAGAACCACCCAAGCTGTCCAGCAAGCAAACCGTGGGCAGTTGTGAAGAAGGACGACGGTAAGAAGATCGGCTGTCATCCTTCGAAGGCAGCAGCCGAGAGACAGATCGCAGCGATTGAGGCTGAGGAGCACATGACAGCCAATACACTCGTACAAGAGCGACGCAGGAATGTCATGCTCTTTATGAGTGATGACTTTGCTCATGATCTCAAGCCGAACATTCAGAAGTTCCAGAAGGAGGATGGAACCAAGGGTTTCAACGTTCTTGGTGTTCCCGTCTTTCGTTCTGGTACCTTCCGCAACAGCATGGGCGAACAGGCTACCTGGGAAGGTATCCACATCGACCAGATGGTGTCACACTTCGACATGCTGCGGAAACGCAGCATCCTCCCAAACGTCCCCGTCAGGGATGGTCACCCTGGCTTCCTCAATGCTGGTAGTAGCCTGGAATCTGGCAAGGTTGTCGGTTTCCACTCCGCTCTTCGCTCTGAGGAACATGCTAGTCTGCATGATGGCAAGGAGTACACGTTCCTTGTTGCAGACTTTGAGATCTTGGACCTTGCTGCACAAGACAGCATCGAACGAGGTCTATGGCGGAACCGTTCAGCTGAAGTCGGTTTCTGGGTCACCAACGACGAGGCTGAGTTCTGGCCAGTTTACCGAGGCATGGCCTATGTAGACCTGCCTGCAGTTGAAGGACTCAACAGCTTCTCGTCACCACACAGCTACCTCTTTGAGAAGGAGCCACAAGTGGCCGATCCAGTCGCACCTCCGACCCCTACGCCTCCACCCCCGCCTGGACAGCCTGTTGCTCCGGTTGCGGTTGCGCCTGCCCTCCCGGCGCCCCCGCAGGCACCACAGAGCTTCAAGGTCGGCGGCGTGGACACTATCGACTTCGGTGCGGTCCAGAAGCACATCGACACGCTCGAAGGTTTCCAGAAGGACACGACAGAGCAGCGACGCAAGGACTTCGTTCTTGCGTTGAGTGACCCTGGCAAGAAGATCCTTGCAACGCAGGTTGACAGCCTCACCGAGTTCGCGTTGGGTCTGTCTCCCGAACAGTACGAGCAGTGGTCGAAGACTTGGGAGTCTTCGCCTACCAATCCTCTGCTGGCGCAGCATGGCAGTCAAGGCGACGGTGCACCACCAGATGCTGGCGGTACCGATGCCAAGACAGATCGTATCTCGATCCTCAAGGGGAACGTCCAGCAGCACCAGCGAGCCGGTATGAAGGCAGAAGCCATCGAGAAGACCGGTTCGTTCAAGGAGCTCGTCAAGCTCGACTCCACTTTCTCGCTCTAACAAGGAGAACACATGCCTTCGTTTACGAAGCCAGGTGCGGGGCCAGCACCGTTCGGGAAGAACGTGTACCTGCGTTCCACCCAGGACGTCAAGACCAAGGCATATACCGTTGCGGCCGCCTCTGTGGCGACTGAGACCATCGACGGTATCGCACAGAAGGTCTTGCAGTCCGGTGAAGTCATGGCCAAGATCACCTCAGGTGGTGATACCGGCAAGATCGGACCTTTCGATGACAACGTGGGTGTCACGGATGGGCGTCAGTTGATCGCTAACGTGGTTGGTATCAATGACACCTTCCTTCCGTGGCAGCTACTGGAGCGCGACGTTGAGGTGGCCGTTGTGTACGAGGCAACGGTCGTCCAAGCATGGTGCTTCGAACGTGAGCTGGGTGCTCGTATCCCGCTCGCGACCGCAGGTCTCGTCGCTGGC